GAAGATAGGTTCTGGAGTTTTTGTTTGCTCTTTGTTGACAATTTTTAAAAGACCCCAATCTTCCAACAAGTTAACAATCGCATTTCTGCGAGATAGGTCATTGTCGGTAATATCGGTTTCTTTTCCGTCTAGAGCAAATAATTCTTTGAAATGTACCACATAGTACTGCCCACGTTTGTGCAGAATGTGGCAAGATTGATAAAGAGTTTTGTCTTTTTTAGATGCAACACCGATACGGGTAAGTGTTTCACGCACCTTTAGAAAATCATCTTTTTCTTTTAAAGTTACTTCTACCAAATTCCTAACGTCATTCATTTCACCCACCCTTATCTGTTTTTATTCTTATTTCAGAGATTTGTTCATCGGTGAGAATACGCAAAGCCTCTTTGGCTTTTTGATTCGAATACCCAAAGTAGGTTTTTACGCAATCAATATTCTCATCTTTTTTAGACTTTTGCCACGGAGCGAACTTGCGCTTCATGGGTCTAATGTTATTTAGAAAATACTGGTATTGCATGTCTTTGTCGATACCTGGCCAAAGATTCATTTCACTTGCATACAGTACGCAATCTAGATGATATGACAAAGACCGATTAACAATAAAGGGTGCGTAATCCTTGAAATCCAGTTCATCTTCTGCCTTCTTCTTTTGAAGAATCAGATCCACATAATCGAACGGACTCATTTGAACTGACACTCAACCATGATTTCAGTCAGACATGCGATCAGATTAATCTCATGGTCTGCAACAAATGCGGCTTGATATTGGTATTTCGCCAGAATCACAACCATCTGTGGCACAGAGTTTGCTTCTAGAACACCATACAAACCATCATAGATGTTTCTGAAAATGCGTGTCGGATCATTGTCCAGGTTGTTTGTGACCCACTTACGGCACGATGCAAAGTCTTTGTCTTTGAGTGCAGTGATAAGTTCAGTAATACGAATTTCAGAAACTGATGCCAGAATACCTTTATCGATAGTACCGCCAGCAGCATATCTCTGAAGTTCGTTCAGAATTCTACGATTGTCTGGAAAGTGTTTAGTGATAACGGATGCAACAACTTCTTTTTCGTAAGTGATATCTTCAGTCTGAAGGATATTTTCAACACGTTTAAAGAACTGTGATGCCATCTTGGCTTTGCTGCCATTAGCTTTAAAGTCGATTACTGTGCAACGAGAATGAATAGGATCGATAATCCGATTCTTGTAATTGCAAGTAAAGATAAACGAGCAGTTAGAAGCAAACTCTTCGATTGCACCACGCAGCGCAGGTTGCGTCGAATTTGGATTTAGATAGTCCGCTTCGTCTAGAATAACAACTTTGCGTCCACCAGATAAGGACATTGAGGACGCATAGTTCTTGATTTTGTTCCGCAGAACATCGATACCAGACTCATCAGAACCGTTGATGATGATGTAATCGCATCCAATCTCTTCACAGAGGGCTCTTGCAACGGTGGTTTTACCGACACCTGCGGTGCCTGACAAAAGAAGGTTGGGAATCTTCTTCTGATTTACAAAGTCCTGAAATGTCTTTTTGAGTGCATCAGGAAGAATACATTCCTCGATGGTCTTAGGACGATACTTCTCCACCCACAACATGTGTTCGTTCATTCAAATTCTCCATAATATAAAATAACATTGTATCAGATTTTACGCCAGGTGTCATTCTCTTTGACGTAAAGTTTACCATCAGGACCTGGTGCAATATTCACCGAAACATGTTTCTCTGTTCCAGGTTTATAATTTGGTCCCATACCAACAAGAAAATAATTTCCATAAATACTCTGTTGTGGTGGCAATTCTTCACCATATGTTGCTTGAAGTTGCAACACAGGTTTCTTTTCAAGTTGTTTTTCCAACTCTTTGGTTGGCAACTCATCTTGTTTATAAACAATACGTTCTTGGACTTCTTTGTAACCTGCAACGCCAGCCAAAAAAAGGCCTGTTAATCCCAGGCCTTTTGCAAAATTTCTTCTGCTGGCCGGATTCATTTTACATCCAACATCGATTCGAAAAGGGCTTCAAATTCTTTAGATTCGGCAACCTCTGTGTGGAAAGATTGTTTGAACTGGGTTTTTGCCATGCGTTTAACAATCTTTTTAGGAACTTTCAACTCATCATTGGCAGCATCAACGATATCTTTGATTGCCTCATTATTCGATTGATTGCGGTTCATGTGTAGAACCATCTCATCAACATAACCTTTCAATTTTTTAAGTTGTTCTTCATCATAAGAACCAAATAGTGTATTCACTTTAGTCATTTGTTAAGTTCTCCATTAATCAATCCAACAACATCCAACATCATTTGTTCTAGAGCAACAGTGCCTGTGATCAAGTTGACGACAGTGTTTCCCGGAACTTCTTCCGTATTTGGAGATTCCAATACAGCAATAACATGTTCAGGATTAATTGCAATTGGTTTTTTAGACATTGCATCAGTAAAATAAATCAACATGTTATTCTCCGAATTTAGATTCTTTGGCTTCGATGGCAATCCAATATTGCAGATCACCCTTTTCATTCTTGAATGAAGCAAGCCCCTGTGACGAGACTTCAACAGTGTAAGTGCCAGGAATCATCTTAAAGTTTTCAGCAAGAAAAACTGCCTTAAAAACTTTTTCATTATTAATCTCGCCGATTTCGATTGTGTTCGTGTGTGCAGAATCATCCTTGGCATCGAATGTCGAAACGACAACTTTAGAACCATCAGATTGAAATGCAATGTGTGACGATCCAAGAACGGCAGCATTCTTCAATGCCTGGGCCAAGTCTTCATCTTTCAACACAAACTCACCATCGACTGTTGGTAGTTTCAGTTCTTTATCTGGAGGAGAAACGATCATCGTCTTTACAGTAGTACGATATTTTGTTTTGCTGCGACCAGATTTAAAGATCACGTGTTGTGTGTCGAAATCCAATTCAGTATCTTTGTTCAGAGAGAACACCGACAAAAATTGATTCAGATCATAGATGCAAAAGTCTTGTGGGAACTCATCAGGTAAGGTTGCTTTTGCAAGAACCGTTTTAGTTGACGAAATGGTTGCAATCTTATTGCCTGTTTTAAATTCAATGCCGGAATTAATGCCAGCAAAGTTTTTCAACACTGTTAGTGTCTCACTCGATAATTTCATAATATACTCCTTATTACATTTCTTCAATTGTACTAGAACCGTAGGAAAGTTCAAGTTTTTTGGTGACCTTTTTCTTCAAGTCTTCCAATGTACCATCATTCTCAATGATATAATCAATATGTCCGCCAATCCAACGCCACTCAGATTCATGTATACCAGATCGCAACATGAAGCTTTCTGCAGCACGATCACCGCGGTTTGCTTTTCTTGCAATGTCATACCAATGTGGTTTAACACCTCTTTGTATTTCAATCAAAATGCCACCTTGATCATGTACAAATTGTATTTCATTTTCAAAACGAACATCAGTGATAACAAAATTTTGTTCCGGGTTCGACATGATGTATCTCTTCATTTTAATAACCCAAAAATCTTTGTGAAATACATCTCTACCAACTTCTGTGCCCAACAACTGTAATGCGAGTCTTGGTGTAAAATCTTTTCCAAATTCTTTAGACCAAAATTCGTCAGGTTGTTCTCGCCACTTGCGGGAGGCATCAGTATCACCTTCTAGAAGGTGTCTAGGCCAGCCAAACATTTCAGCGGCAACATCCTTAACACCTTTGGCAAAACTCAAAGGAGTAAAGCCCATGTCTCTAAGGATGTCACCTGCTGTGCCTTTACCTGAACCAATGAATCCAAGTAGGCCTACAATCATCACATTTCTCCAACAAAATTCGCAACAGCAGGCATGTCGCCTTTGAAGTGATATGTACCGATGTGATCAGTACGCATCCAAGGGCAAAGCCAGATTTGTCCACCAAGTTTACGCCAGAGTTGACAGAACATATAATCTTCAGACAGATAACGATCTGTGCCGCCGCCAGTTGCAGAATCTTCAGTATCAATGATAGTATCAAAGAAAGCGTGAATGTAACGCGAACCATCAAAATGTGCCTGGCCAACGTGATCGGGTTTATAACGCAACTGTGGGTACGCTTCTTCCATCTTGGGGAATACTTCACGCTTAATCATCATAAAGCCCGTACCAATTTCCAGAACTTCAAGTGGTTCAGACACAGAAAACTTTTCAGTACCACGAACGGGATTGAAAACATAATCACCAGTTACTTTCTCCAAAGCTTGAGCATCGATTTCTGGATTTCTCTCCATGGCTTTCTTAACAGAACGCCATTTAATAGCTTTCTTAGGATAAGGACCACCGATAACATCTTTGTCCAGAGCAAGAAGTGCAATCACATCTTTCGGATCAAAGTGAATATCAGAGTCAATAAACAACATATGTGTGCAGTTTGAACGATTTAAGAACTCATCAACAAGGTAGTTTCTTGCACGTGTAATCAAAGATTCATTGAAGAGAAATGAAAATTTAACTTGTACACCATACTGAATACAAATAGACTGCAAATCAAGGCAAGCCTTGGCATACAGTCCGTGATTCATACCACCATACATAGGTGTTGCAACGAAAATACTTTTCTTTTGAAGCTCTTCTTTTTTAATTGAAATTTCCATTATCTCTCCAAAAATAAAAAAAGGGAGAACCACCCCATGGTGGTCTCCCAGTCAAACGTCAATTAAGCGTTGAAACTGTAACCGGCTTGGCGTGCAGCACGAACCAAAGCTTTGGTTGGTGTGCCCATACGATAAACAGAAACCTTAGAACCGTCAGCGCGGGTCTTGGTGTTCGTGTAGATAACATGACCTTCTTGACGCAGCTCATCGATACGAGCGCTGACATTCTGGATGCCGAAGCGAGCACGAGCTTGTGCGGTAGAGAGGGTGTTGTAGCCTTCTTTCTTGCTCAGAAAGTTAAGTAGGCGTTGCTTAGCGGATAATTTAGTCATAGTAATCTCCATAATGACAAGGTTTAACAAAAATCTTGCGTTTTGCAAGTCTTCACAGTATACTATTATATAGACACCGTGTCAAGTATTTTCATGGTATACTTGAATTATCTGCCAACTTGTGGCAGGTATTTTGCCTTGGTTTCTTCCCAAGACAAGAAGATCAAATCATCATAAAACAAAGACTCATAAGAGACATTGTTCTTCTTCTTCAACATGGAAATCCTACCTTTGGCATATTTGATTTTCCAAATATTCGATAGGGTTTCTTCGGATGTATCGAAAGATTTGATCAGTTCATTTTCACCAATTTCTTTTCTTAAGAATTCATTGGTATTATTATAAAGAGGAGAAAAATAAATGCCTCTTTGATGTTCGGTACGAACCAGGTTTTTAGGAATGCCAAGTTTTGGATATGCGAAATTCAACGTGCGGTTTTTATGATCACGTTTAAAAGGCAAACCATTTGGTTTTTTGGCTTCCCACCATTCGAAATATTTTTGAGTGTGATTTTCTTTCACCCAATCATAGACAGCATTAACGGTCTTCTTTGTCGGTTCGAATGCAACAGAACCACTAGAGAAACCCATTTTGTTCCAGTGTTCAAGCCCATCATACTGAGACAGACCATTTGATTTGGTATTACCATAGAGTGATGTTGTTGTCACACCTACGAGTACATCACCATATTGTCTCTTCCAATCTTTCTGTACAGTATCAGAGAGACAAAGTAGTGCCAATAATTTGCCGCCCATATAGTTGAATCCAAGAGGTTGCAAAGGTACGATGGTCGAACCGATTGCAGTATGATTAATCATATTACCTTGTGTCTTGATGGTTCTTTCCCAACCAATTGCCTTGTCTCGCGGTGTCAAGTCAAGAAAGTCGGATGAAATGCAGATGACACCAAGATATTTACCTGTAACTTCATCTTGAACAGTGTAGAACAAGTTTCGACCAATGTTTGAATTGTTCTTCATTGTTGAAGAGAAGGTACGAATGGTGTTCCAGGTTTCTGCCAAAGGTCCATTAGACAAGACCATTTTAGGTTTTAGTTTCTCATAACACTCTGGTGTTTCTGGCATCCAGAAATTCGATTTGACTTCTTCAATCATCTTCATTTGGTTGTTGTCGACCAATTGAACCTGATATCCATCAAAAATAGTATTGATCTCTCTTGTGGGATACTTCTCATGTACCTCACACCACTTTTGATACAAAGTATATTCACGGACATCCATGTTGGATGCCTTCGTCAAGTCATCGACTAAAGATTGTTTTAGTTTCTCGGTATCAATATGAGTGAAACGTGCTGGCTCATTTTCAATTTGCCAAAGACGCCACTGTTCATCGAACGATGGATATACTTTTTTCTTCGCCATTAATTATTTCTTTTTTGATAGATTGTACTTTTGAAACTTAAGCATCTTCTTGTTTAACTTACTCAGTTTTTTCAAACCAAGTTGAAGTGCAAGAGGTTTAGTCCTGTCAGTATACACTATTCCGTTCATGTGGTCAAGTTCATGCAGGAAACACCTGGCGGTTAATCCTTCAAAAGTTTTGGTATGTGTTTCACCTTTGAAGTCTTGGTATTTTACCTGAATTGTTTTTGGTCTTGTTACCTTTAATGTCAACATTGGAAAAGAAAGGCAACCTTCATCCATATGAACTTCTCCTTCAGAAGAGATCAGTTCAGGATTAAAGAATGCAACATATTCCTCACCCGTACCCATAACAAAAACACGATGTGCATAACCACATTGATTTGCAGAAAGACCTAATCCATTATTTGTTTTACAGGTTTCTACCAGAGAAGAAGCAAACTCTGCCGGATTAACGGGTGGTTTCTTAAAGTTAAACTCTGGCAACACTTGGTAAAGAGTTGGCCAATCTGGAGGAACAAGTTTAAAAATTGGTGCAATTGACGCAACCTTACTTTGTTCTTGTGTATCGTATAATACAACTTCATCAGTACTCATTTTGTTTCCTTTTATTTCTCAATCACAGAAAAATTATTCTTCTTTACAAACTTAATAACGGAACGGAACTTATCAAACAGTTGATCACCTTTGTGTGAGATGACAAAAACGTTTGTATCAGAAGACAACTCTTTTAGTAGGTTCATCAACAGTTCAACAGAAGCCGTATCCAAACTACTATCAAATATTTCATCCAATATCAACAGATTGGTATTGGTACTATTTTTCAATTTGGCAACTTGGCGCCAAGTTAACAACAATGCCATATCAATCTTTTGTTTCTCACCTTCGGAAAAATTAGCATATGAAAATTCATCGCGGTGCCGACTCTTGATTGTCTCTTCAAAGTTTTCGTTAATATTGAAGTTGACAAAGAAGTCCATTGAAGACAGGTACTTGTTGATCAACTTGTTCATAATCGGCAAGTACTGTTTGATGATCTTTGTTTTGATACCAGTATCTTTCAGTAGAGTGCTGGCATATTCATGGTAATGTTTCAACGAAACAAGTTTTTCATACGATTCAGTATATGTTGTCAATTCACTTTTCAAATCTTTCAACTTCTCATTCTCTTCTTCCAGATTGTCTTTGGTTGAAGAGAGATCGGTGATCTCTTTATTCAGTTTGGTAATATATTGTTGTATAGCAGATATGGTTGAGTTGTGTTTAATAATTTCGCCATTGTGTGCATTGATGTGTTTCAATACGGCAGCGATATCATTCATTCGTTTTGTAATTTTACCGATCTCTGCCTTAATTTCGTCAAGACCTTTTTGTTGTGTGTTGACTTTATCTTTTCTTTCTTGGATTTGCTGAGCTTTGAAATGTGTTTCAATAGACTGTTTACATGTTGGGCAATTGTCATTTTTTTCATAAAATTCAATATCCTTTTCATTCTTTGAAATATTGTTTTCAATCTTGGCTTCCAACTGAATTAGTTTTTTAGACTTTTTATCCAGACTGTCTTGGCCATCACCAACTTTGTAAGTTAGTGCATCGACATGTTTCTGTATGAGAGAAATGTCGTTAGTGATTTTGGTAATTTGTCCTTGTGAGGTGACAATTTCATTTCTCTTATTTTCAATCTCAACATCATTACGTAAACGATGGTCTTCAATGTTTTGTTTCTGAAACTTAATTTTTTCTTCCACCAGATTGATATCAAATTTTACTTTGGTAATATCATCTTTGATTGTGGACATTTTCTCTTTGACAACGGAATTCATTGAAGAGAAAATTTGAATGTCTAGTAGGTCTTCGATAATTGTCCTACGATCTGAAGCAGATAACTGCATAAACGGAACGAAAGAAGCTGAACCAAGAATCACAACCTGCGTGAAAGATTTGTAATTTAATTTGAGAATATTGTTCTCTAGTACTTCTTGATAATCTTTTGCAGCTGCATCTTGGTTCAGCAGAACACCATCAACATAAATCTCAAAGATGTTGGGTTTAATACCACGAACAACTTTGTACGATTTTTTACCAATAGAAAATTCTATTTCGACTACCGCATCTCTACCATTGATAGAGTTTAACAGTTGTGGTTTATTTATTTTTCTGAATGGTTTACCAAACAAAACAAAACACAATGCATCAAGAATGGTGGACTTACCTGCACCATTCTGACCAATAATCAGTGTGTTTGTTGATCTGGTGAAATTGATTTCGGTGAAAGAATTACCGGTAGACAGTAAATTCTTCCAACGGATTTTTTGAAATAGTATCATGCTCTCTCAGTATTCAATGCCTCTACGTAGAGTTCTTTCAATAATTTTTTCAATTCATTATTATCTATGCTATCTTCCTTAATTGCATCAACATATTTGTTGAGTATGGTTAAGGTGTCTTCAGCTTGATCTACCATATTCTCTTCAACACCTTCTGTCAATTCAGAAAAGTCTTCTGCAATGGTGATATCAATTGGATTGACATTATACAAGTTATTCATAAACTTGTCAAACAAATATGGATTCGTTTTATTCATTACAACCACTTTAACATAAGCGCCGGTGTAAACTGATAAATCTTTATTGTTGATTTCGGTGATAGTTTCTTCCTTGTCATCATACTTGATGCGGTGAAACATGACATTTGGATTCTTTACAAAATCAAGCCCATCGTTATCCAAATTAAAGATATGAAAGCCGCGAGGATCGTTGTAATCTTGCCAAGTGAGTTCGTATGGATTTCCGAGGTAGTAAATGTCGTCTGAACTAGACTTATGATGATAATGACCAGAAAAAGTATGAGAGAACTTACGAAAAATCCCACGATCTAATCCTCCTTCAGATGGCATACCGCGATACATTGCAAAACCAGAAATTTCAAAGTGACCCATGCAGTACTTTGCATCAGTAGTTTGAAGCATCGTCATACTATCTTCATAATTTTCTGGACAAATCCAAGGCATCATGCAAATCTTGTGTGGACCAACATAAATCTCCGTTGGATCATCAATCACATTAAATGAACTAGAGTATTCTCGGAGTAACAGATCAACCGAGTTCACATCATTCGTGTTCTTGAAATAGGTGTCGTGATTGCCAGCCAGAATGTGAACATCAATTCCCATTTGTGCCAGAGGATCAAAGAACATTTCTTTGGCACGTTTGAGTGTATAGAAGTTCATGTACTTTCTGCGGTCAAAAGTATCACCCAACATCAATACGGCTTGTACATTTTCCTCTTTGATTTTAGGAAAGAAGGTATCTCTATAAAACTTTTCGTAAAAATCTAAAAAGTGTACCGAATCATTTCTCGCACCAAAATGTTGATCAGTTATTATGGCAATTTTCATTTTTTACAATCATTATATTCCTGTTTCAAAATACCCATTCTTTTTTCTTCCGCTTCCCATACTCTTTTTCTTAAACCAGAACTACTGTATGGGTGTTGTCGTTCGTGATAGAACAATTCTATGCCTTGATCCAAACACCATTGTTTTCCAGTAAAGTCCTTTGTTTTATATTCATCACCTAAAAAGCGAATATCAATATGCACCGTTTTCAACATGTTCAATAAATCTTCTTCGGTATGGTATACCAAAACTTCATCAACATATTTGCAAGCCGACACACACATAAATCTTTCGTACATAGACATTACTGGTTTATTTTTGGTATCTGGCCTATCCACGGTTGGATCAACCTGTACTGCCACAATCAAATAATTACAGTGTCTTTTTTCTTCTCGCAACATTGTGACATGCCCAGCATGGAACAAATCAAAGGTGCTACAATTAAATCCAATTTTCATTATATCACTCCTCAATAAATTTTTCAAGCCCTTTTGGTTTCTTTACCGTCTTCAATTCTTTTTTAGTTTTTTTGGCAACTTCGTAGTTCTCAATAAACTCGGCAATGTTGTCATACAGTTCAAACTGTTTGGTTGTACCATCTTCGAACTCCATGGTTTCAAATTCATCCAGAATACCAATTTGTTCGGTAGACTTATACTTCACATACAATTGTTTCTTTTCCTTCTGTATTCTCCTGAGGAAGGCGTAGTAAATGATTTGGGTGAAGTATGCAAATGGGTTTTTGGATTTATTCGGATCAAAGTTCTCAAAATACATCAGACAGTTTTCGATGCCATCCGAAATCATTTCATCTCGGTAAGTATAGTTGATGAAGTTTGGTTTGTGTGAGAGTCCTTCGGCAATTTTCATCCAACATTCACCGATATAATTTGGTATGTTGGGTTTTGCTTTGCCGTTCTTCTCGGCTTCGATACATAGTTCCTTGTATGCAACCAAGGCCTTTAGGAAATCTTCGTTATTGATGTAGTGTTTCTGTTTGTTCATTCAAGTATACCATAAAAAGTTGTTGACAAAAGGCTTGACACGTGATACAGTTCACGGTGTAGCCCCGATGATATTAATGTAATAAAGTTCCTTTAATTGATTCCATTTCTCTTAACATCTCCGCCATATTAACATCTTGTTCTTTTACTTTGGATCTGTTATTCAATATTTCTGCCATCCTCTCCACGGTATTCAGATAGTATTCTTTAAAATCCTCAGTTGGTTCAAAAATACAAAGAACATCTTCATTGTTAATTGCCACTGAATCACCTTTCATAATATCTACCGGTAACCAATGTTGCAAAAGCAGATTTGAATTCCTAACTTCAAACATCATGGGGTTTGTAATTTTAATTTGATATGAATCAAGTTGTTCCATAACACAAATAACATCAATACCATCTTTAAATCTCAAAGCGTAAATGTTATTTTCCATCTTTTAATCCTATGTTATAAAGTTTGAAAGAGAACTTCTCTTCATTATATATTTTCACTCTTTCCACGAAATGTTGCAACGTAAAGTTCATTTTCTTTTTGTGTCTGAGGTCGTCTGCAATGTCATAGAGTGTTGCCATTTCTTTACCTTCCGACTGTCTAAGAGATCGTCCAATCGATTGAAGATTTCGAACTCTTGACTTTGACGGAGATGCGAAGATAATATTATGTAAATTCCTAATATTAATTCCAGTAGAAAAAGTCCCAAAAGAAGCCACAACAATAGCATCATTCTCTGTCTCCATAATCTTACGAATATTCTCTCTGTCTTCTGTTTCTACTCCGCCATGTACAAAAAATACCTTGCGGCCGTTTGCTTTTTCTTTAATTATATTATACAATATTTTACCATGTTTTTCAACCATTTGATAAAGCACTAGGGTATTTTTATCTAAACTGATGCATAGATTCCTGATGAATCTATTTCTGTTTTCGGATGTAATAAGGTATTCTATTTCTTCCTGATAAGTGTCATCTTTATGATTTTCACATACCTCTGGTGAATGTTTAAGTACCAGACATTTGATATTGAAAGGTGACAATTGCTTTTTGTCGATCAACTCTTTTGTTGTGATTACCTTCTCTACAGTTCCAAACAAACCTTCCAAAACCAGTTTGTGAGTCTTTGTACCATCTAAAGTACCAGTTAAACCAATACGATACTTTGTCTTGTTTGCGGCAGTCATAATTGTTGTGAGTGACTGTGCCTTGAACAAGTGTGCCTCATCTCCAATGATGTAGTCAAACTGTTCAAAGTATTGTTTTGGCAATTGATAAAGTGACTGCCATGTAGAGATAGTCAGATTCTTGTTTGTATGTTTGTCTTTGCCTTGATATATTCTGTGTACGTTTTCTTCCACATTGAAACCGTTGTGTGAAGAGTAGTCTTCAAAGTCTGAATATAACTGTTCAACAAGAGAAGTTGTGGGAACAATAATCAATCCTTTTAGATTCTGATAATCTAGTAACTGTCTAAACAACAAATAAATGATCAGTGATTTTCCTGATGCGGTGGGAGACAACAACAGAGCTCTTCTATGTTGCATTGCATGAATGAATGCTTTTCTTTGATGATCTCTTACATCAATTGGTCGACCTTGTGAATGTAGATTCAGAGTTTTAACATATTTTTCAAAATGATATATCGAATATTCATCTTGTGTTTCTTCAAATTCGTACTTGTAGTTGCGTTCTTCACAGAACTCTTTCAGATAAGGTATCAGCCCAAGATATATTTGACTTGTCGCTAGATTGAATAGTCTTATTTTACCGTCCCAGATTCGATTCCGATAGGTTGGAACGAATTGATAACCAGGTACAAAGAATGTGAAGTATTCTGATAACTCCATAGCGATATGGCGTTCACAAGATATCTTGGCGAACACCTCATCTTTTTTTGTTATTAATAAGTCAATCATTTAATAGATACTTATACGCTTTATATGCAATAGACGAATTATCTTCAAATCTACCTATAGCCACATTACAATTATTGCATATCCAATTGCGAAACTCTTCCGTTACGTGATTGTGATCTAAACACCAAATTGATCTATCCGCAAATCTTCCGTTCTTTTTTAATTGTGACTCTGTTTTTTCACAAATTGGACAACAGTAATTTAAATCTGTTGGTCTTGGATGTTGTTTTTCCAATTTTTTTCTTAACTTAGCTTTTTCATAAGTACATTCTTTACACTCAGTTCTATAAGAAGATTTACCACTAGCCAAATTTTCTCTTGTCATAAATGCATCTAGTGGTTTTGATTTTTCACACTTAATGCATATTTTGGTGGACAATTTATTATTACTCATTATTGACCACCTATAAATTTTTCCCATGAGATGAAGTCTCTCAATTGCCAAGTTCTTTGTTTCAGTTCCGACATGATAGATTCCACAACAGAAACTGTTTCATCATGGTATACTTTCTTTTCAAGTAACTTAATCAAGTCTTTGTCTGCTTCAAGATATGTGGAGATATCCGATTTGAGTGCAAACTGAAATGGTTCCCAACCATATTCTTCCAGTTCTTCTTGAGACAATTTACCAGTGAAGTACTCCCACTTGACCTTACGCATACGTAGATAATCAAAGTGTGCCTTTTTCGATGCGATCTTGTGTTTGGTTAGAAATCCAAGATACTTGCTGTGCAGTGTGGGTATTTTGATAAGTTCTTTGCTGGGTTCCGTTTGGTCTATGACTGCATCGGTTTCCCACATTTTCAATATGTTTTCAATTGTTTCCATAATCGTTTCACAAATTCAGTTTTTATTATACAGGACAACAACTTACGTTAAATAAATTGTTTCAAAACATTATAAAGGATATCAGTTAAATTGTCAAGTACTTATATGATTGATACCTAAAAGTTGCATTACATGTAACCACAGTGTCGGCTGATAATCTGGTATCAAAATCAATACTCGACATGGTTAATGGAAATACATTTGTAAAATCAATTCTTAAAATTGGATTATTCAGAGCACTTAGTACAGTCAACGTTGCATCAGAAAAATATTTTTGTTGTTGAAGTTCACGATTTGCTGTTCTTCCACCAAAACCTTCCGGATCGGCAATTGAAATGAACCAGTCATATAAGTTTTTCCAGGATTGCAAATCTTCATCTATTATGAAAGAAATGTCCAATGGATCATATTTTAGTTTTGTACCAGGAGAATACATGTCCAGAAACGGTGTAACTCTGTCCACTTCACCCAAAGAAATACTTGGTATACTAATTGTCTGACAAAAATATTGTGTCGTAGCAATTCTACTGAACGTCAACAAAAACTTTGTTGGTTGTAATAGATTTGTATTTTCTGGATTTCTGTTCAGTGCGGTCATTTAAATCTCCTTGTAGGTATTTAGGAGCCATAAAAAAAGGGACCAATTTCTTGGTCCCTTTAAAGTGTCACTCTTAACGGTGACTTACCGATTACATCAGGTTCTTAACTTGGAAGATTCTGTAGTAAACGTTGCTACGTGCGTTCAGAGCACCATTGCCAGTTGTCAGACCTGTTGCGAATGGGTTTGCAACCATGCCGTAACGTGTCTTGAATCCAATCTTTGGTTGGAATGTGTACTGGTCAACTGCACGAACCATTTGCAGAGGAACGTATGGGCAGTAGAACAAGCCTGCGTCATAAGGAGAAGTACCCTTATAACCAACTGTGACCAATTCTTGGTTAGATGTGTATCCACCGAAGTATGGGTCGATGTAGACCTTGATACGACCATGTAACAGACCAGCGAAGGTGTTACCTGTGTCGTCAACTTGCAGGTCAGCTTGCAGAGCAGGTGTATATTGCAGAACACCAGCCATAGCCATAGCAGAAGCAACGTCTGAAGAAACGATCAGAACGTTACCTTTTCCACGACGAGTCTGCTTAGCGATAACGTTAGCATCACGTTCGATTTGGAAAATCAGACCTTTGAAACGCTCAACAGACCAACGACCGTTAGAGTCTGTGTCTAAGTCGAACACGCCAGCGGTTGTTGTACCGTACTGAGCACCGTTAACAGCGCATGTGTAGATTGTACGAATAACTTCGCGGTTGATTTCAGCAAGAATCTCTGTAGACAGAATGTTAGACAGTTCTGTTTCAGCATCCAGACCATGAACTGCTTTCAGGTCTTGTGCCAGTTCCAGAGAATACTCAGCCTTCAGAGCACGTGATTGAGCAGTTACAGTAACTTTCTCAATGCTGAATGCCATCTGGTTGAACATACCTGTGTCTGTATCTGCACCCAGGCCTTCAGCACGTGTTGTTGTCATGCCGATACCGGTTGTGTAGCTGTTAGCAGTAAAGTCTGCAACAGAGTTTGTTCTAACGTCTGTTGTGTTGTTACCACGGAAGCCGTACAGGTTAGTAGAAGAACCAGCACCAGAGAAAATGGTGTTGGCTTCGTTGAAGAAGGCTTCGTTTGTATTAGAAGGACCGCCAGATTGTGTGTCGTAACGAGCACGCATTGCGAAGATCAGGCCTGTAGGACCTGTCATTGGCTGAACGCCAGCAACGTCATAAGCAATCAGGTTAGGCAGAGCACGACGAACCAAGCTGATTAAGATTGGGTCATAGTTTGAAACACCACCAGTTACGTTTGTTGGCGCAGCTGAGTATGTTGTTTCATTCAGTTGTTGTGCAGATTCCTTCATTGCTTGTTGTTGGTTTTCCAACACTACAGCAGTAACGGCTTTCTTATATGGATCTGTAATTTTTTCCAGTTCTGGGTGTTCCAGAACAGGAGTCCATTTCTTTTGTAATTCTTCAGATAGAAACATTGATTTCTCCTTGTGAGTTTCTAATATTGGTAAATTTTATTTATTTAGCCAATGTTTTTGAGATTGTTTTTGCATACATGTTGATCATTGGATCGGCCGAAGGTTGTTCCTTCTTTTCTTCCTCGATCTCCACCGCTTCATTCAGAGCAGAACTGTCCGCAGTTTTAACTGATGCACTGAAATATGATTGTCTCAGTGTAACTAGTTTGTCCGCGAAATCTTCGTCAGTGGTAAAGTCAACACTCTCTGCGAGTGATTTCATTTTTTCCACTTGAGTCTGCGTTAGGCCCTCACATACTGCATGTATAGCCTCATTCTTTTTGTGTTCGTTTAATTCCTTCTTCAACTGAACAGCAGATTCGATCTGTTCGCTGATTGTGGCTTCAAGTTCTTCAACTTTGTTTGTCAGTTCTTCGACAACATCCACTTTTTCTTCTGGAATATCGATATAGTGTTCTTTGAACAGGTCGTGTAATCCACGGATGAAATCTTCAACGATTTCGGCGCGCAGACCTTTTTCGATTGCCAGTTGGTTCTCTTTGACCCACTCTTCTGCCATATAGTTGATGTAATCATCAAGCTTTGTTGCCAGTTCATCTTTGACTTCTTCAACAGCCAGTTCGAACTCTTCGTACAGAGCTTCTTCAACTTCTTCAACGATTGCGTGTGAACGTGCAATAACGGCAGCTTCAAAAATTGTTTGTGCTTTCTCTTTGAATTCTTCAGAGAGATTTTCACCAGAAAGAAGTGCATCAACGTCAGCGTCCATGTCTTCTTTCATTTTTTGTTTCTTCATCATCTTCTTGATCATTGCTTTGTCTTGAGCTTCGTCCTCATGGCCTTCTTTTTCGGCTTCTGCAATAACTTCAGAATCAACTTCTGTTTCTTCTGGAACGGCATGAAAAACTGCGCCAGGATTTGATTGCATTGTTTGTGTAGCCAGACGAGCTTTTACGCGGTCACGGATTGAAGCGTATTCTGTGGCATCTGCTTGAACAGTTTGTGCCAAATCTTTACGGCCTTCTGTTTCTGCTGGGCCAGACAACTTGCCACCAGGCTGAGCACCGACAGGAGGTGTAGCACCAGGAGGTGTAGCACTTGGTGTGCCTTTTGTATAATCTGGCTTATCGTCGTCTTGTTTGTCAACGACACCAGCAACTTCGCCAGCTTCTTTTGTACCATAAGCAACTGCGCCACTTAGTTTTTGTGGTGCATCTTGGCCACCGTGTTTTGCAGATACGTTGCCTTGCAAAATGTCTTTAGCGGCTTCTGTCAGATTAAATTTTCCCATTTTGAGAATCTCCTTGATTTTATATTGGATATTTATAATTAAAGTTTTTTGATGAAGTTTTCGAAAATTTGTAAACTTACTTTTTCAACATCTTTACGAGAAACTTTTTGAATTAGTTTTTTCGACTCTTCGATATGTTGTTCAGTCCAAATTCCGTTAACGAACACCCATTCTTTACCTTCCATAATACCTTGAACAAAAGCTCCAGGCGCAGAAGGATCTGCTACAATATCTGCCGCTGTGGCCAGATGAAAGTCATCTTGAACTATGTTAACACCATTGACAGCTTTCAGAGAACCCATACCGCGAGAAGACACACCTAGTTGTGCGCCGCCTTCGATCAGATTCTTTGCAATGTTACCCATTGGTGTTTCAAGAATTTTAGCTTTGCCTATCCAATCATTTCCTTCTTGACGTAGACCCACAATTAAGTGAGAGACACGGTCGAGATTGATTGAAGGTGTATCTGGATGCCCCAGTTCACCGAAGGCACGATTTTTATTGATGTATTCTTCTGTATAACGAGAAACTTCTTTACGCATAGTTTCTTCTTTATACATGCGTCCATTTTTGTTTGTTCTTTCGGAAACGAGGAAAGGACCCTCAATGAAAAGCGTTTTCTTTCCATCTTTTTCTTCCGTTAAGTAATTTACGGACTCGGTAATTTCTTTAATAAGTTTCATTTTATTACCTTATTATGGACGGATCGAATATTCGCCGTAGTTGAATGCAGCAGGATCGTTGAACTGACCGCGCTGGTAGTATTCGTTTTCTTTACGCAATTCTAGAATAATTGTGTAACTTGAATTTGCAACTTGACCTCTTGTAACTATGCCAATGTCCCCATTGTTAAATGATGTTCTATTGGGATTTCTGATAGTGATCCAGTTTCCACCGGCATCATATTCACCATTACCCTGTAAGAACATGATTGGTACACCTGCATTAGCTAATGCACTTGCGGTATTTGACCAATACAATTGAACATCACCTGTTGCTCCATCTGTATCATACCAAATACGATTCACATTTAAACCGTAATATGATAGTGTTGTGTTTGCTGCGCCGCCTTGAGAATTTGCAACTAAGAAACCGTTTGTTGCCAAAGCACCATAAAGAGTGTTTGCGGCAATTCTTGCTGTATTGTTCTCTTGGCCAGTACCGTCAAAATCTGCTGTCAGTTTGATGACTGCAAATTGTGTGTCGTCCTTTAGTACTTGATAAGAATATTTGTTGGCCATTTTTTATCCCTAGTATTATTTGAGGTATTTAAGCGTTTTCAACCGCATCAGTTGAATCTTCCGATTCTTCTGGTGCAATTAATGTTTTTGCAATACTCTGTTTGTGAGAATCTATATGTGCCATTACTCTATCTTGAATGGCTGCATACAATGCATCACGCATATTCTTTGCATCACCTTCATCTGCCAAATCAACTATGTTTCTTGTTACTTCGCTCATCTCTATCTCCTTATAATATACGTTTCAATTTAGTAAATGTAGTATTTTCTAAACTCAAGTCGGCTCTAGAATTGGTTTGTTTCTTTTTGTCACTTGAATTATTTGCCACAGGCGTTTGCTCTTGTGGTTGCATATCTTGTTGTATCTCAGCTTGACCTTGTGCCATTTGCAACTGCTGTTGCGTTTGAATGTCACCTGCCATTTGCTGTTGTGCAACTGAGTTTGTTACCTCAACTGGTAATCCTAAACCTTGTTCTTTTTCCAGATCGATTTGATCTTGCATGTCTTTAATTTCATCATCTGTCAGACGCAACACGTTTTGTTGAATCCACTTCTGTGAGAAGTAACGACCTGTATAAGGATCCACAGATTGCAGTAACGAAAGTCTTTCTCTCATTAACTCTGCATCTTTGAGTTCTGTGAAGTTATTGTCTTGGATGAAATCGAAATAGATGTTTTCTTTGAAGGTATCCCACTCTTCAGCGGTACAAATACCTTTTAATACGCACTGAACACGCATTGCTTGGTCAAAAACATCCGAAAACTTGTTACGCATACGTGCAACAAACTTAGAGAACTTAATTTCATCACGTGTAATTTCTGATGAACGACCTAGAGAAAAACTCTGGTTTGTTTCCAATCTAGAAACTGGAACGTTCAAAGCACCGTATAGTTTTTTCTGGAAATACTTAACGTCTTCCAGTTCACCCAGGTTTTGACCGCCTGGTAGTGTAGTGATTTCTGTACCCTTACCACCTTCTCTACGTGGCAACCAGAAGTCTTCCATCATGGATAAGAATTTTCTGTCGTCACGGATTTCACCAGTGTTTGCGTCATACACAAGTTTGTTTTTGTATTTGACCATAATGTCACGCAGGTATTGTTCTGCTTTTAACTTTGGTA